CCGTCCGGGCGAAAGAAGAATGCATGCCTGGGCGCGGTCACCGTTCGATTTATGGGGTAGCGGCGGTCCGCTCCCACCGCGACCGGAGACGACCAGCTCCCATCAATCGTCGGGTCAGCGGTGATCGGGCACCAGCGGACCGACGACCAGTTGTTCTGCGAGGAGACGCCGATCAGCACGTCGGTCGGGACGCCCAGCGGCCTCCAGTTGGCGACCCCCAGGTTGATCCTGGGCACGGCAAAGATCCCCGAGTAGCCGCCGCCTGCATCGTGATAGGCGAGGCCCCCGCCCCCCGAGAAGTACAGGCGGTTGTTGAAGACCGCCGCGTGCTCGCCCGTGAACCCAGCGGCGAAGGCGTTCGTCACCGTGACGCCCGCCCAGTCGGCATTGAGCCGCAGGACGTGGCGACCCTGGTTGATCAGCCAGATTTGCTCCTCGAAGGACTGGCTGTCAAAGATCGGGGCCGGGTCCCAGGACCCAGCCCCTGGCAGCGGGATCTCGGTCACCTTGCCGGCGGGGCAGAAGATGCCGCCAGGCGCTCGGGTGTAGCCTGGATGCGTGTAGGCGTAGCCGTTGGGGACCGACTCGACGCGCCTGGAAAAGCCCATGCCCGCGTCGAGGTTGTCGATGATGCGCGGCACGTCGGCGTTGCGGGCCTGCTCGTCGAGCCTGCCAGGGCTCAGCTCGGTGGTGACCACGGCGGGCCGGCCGGCCTCGCGAGCGAGGTTGAAGCCGAGCTTGACGTCCGACGCTTCGAGGGTAATGTCGAACTTCCCGCGGCTACGGTTACTCACGGGTCACCGGAAGCCGGGTCCCCACCTACCGGCATAGGGTCCGTCGATCGAGATGTTGTCGGGGAACGTCGCTCCAGCCGCTCGGAGACGCTGCGTCCGCTGGTCACGGAGGAACACGCTTCTGGCGGCGTACGCTGCGGCCCGCCCCTGCCACCACAACGCCTCCGGACTGCCAACCACGCAGGCGTGGGCTTGCTCCTCGGCGGCATAAAACGCGGCCACCAGGCTGATGGCGTCAGGGTCGCCGAGGCACAGATCCTCGTCATCAACCAGCCCCACCGACGACTCGAGCCAGACCGACGAGAGCACCGGCTTGATCCAGGTAGAGAGCGGCCGGCGCACCTGGACGGGCAGGCTCTGGCCCGTCTGCACGGCGGTATTCGGCGAGAGCAGGACCCGCTCCCCATCGAAGCGCAGCCGAGCGCCTGGGATGGCGTAGCTCTCGGTGCCGGCCACGGTCTCGACGTACTGGGCGCCAATGAACGTGCTCGGGGATGTCATCCACGGGAAACTGGCCGAGACGTCGAGCGTGGTCTGGCCGCTGACCCCAGGCACGAGCACCGTGTCCTCCCGAAGGATGACCCTGAGTGCCTTGTTGATGTGCGTGTGCATCCCGGCCGACCTGCCGCCCCGCTCGGGCGGGATGGCGTGGATCTCCAGCTCCAGTCCAGCCGCCACCAGCGCTCCGAACGGCCGCTCGGTGTCGATGTAACTGACAGGGGTCTCGGGGGAGGTCAGCGCTGTGGTCCCCGTGAGGACCTCGTCGGCACGGGCGTAGCCGACGAAGCCGCCCTCGGGGACCCGGCGCTGCTGCGGCGGGTCGGTGAGCAAAAAGATCCAGTCATTTTTCAAGTAGTCGCCAGGGTTCTCCGGGCCAGATCCCAGCGTGTCCATGCTGACGAGGTCGGCCGTCACAATCCGCCGCCGGCTGCCATCGAGCGACGTGCCGACGTAGGCCGAGCCTTCGAGCACGCCGGAGGTGGCGAGATCGAACGGGGCCACTCTATCGGCGGTTGCCCGACGCAGGTCCCGCAGTGACGGCATGCGTCAGCGCTTCGGCTCTGGCTTCGGCTCGGTTCTGGGCTCTGGCGTGGGGCCGGCTCTGGATGCCCGCGGCTCGGGGGCCTCGGCCGGCACCAGCCCCGGATCGGGCCGCGGGTTGCCGTCCTCGTCCGTCCCGAACGGCGGGCGGGGAGCGGGCACCTTGAGGAGCTGACTGCGCGCCTCGAGCGACTGCTCCTCGGCCTTGTTCAGCTCGGGCGGCACCACCTGCGGGGTGTTGCCGACGTGGAACTGTCGGACGGCGCTGCCAGGGGCTGCGATGTCCTCGGCGATGCGGTTCTGCTCGTCTGGCATCAGATCCCCCCTACCGGCCAGAGGCCAGGAGTGGCGCGTCGATCGGCTCGATGACCACGGACAGGCCTGGAAACACGGGCGAGGTGCCGGCCGCGGTCACGATGGTCTGCACGTAATCCTTCGTCGTGGTAAAGACCATCGATGGCAGCGGGCTGACGGTCGACGGGATCTCAGGACGAGCCGTCGTGCCCGTGACGCCGACCTGCTCGGTGACGACAAGCGAGCCCGCGATGGCCGTCGGCGTCCCCATGGCCTGGGTCGTCGACTCCTGGAGCGTGATGGTGCAGGTGGCGCCTGCGCCCGTCACGTCGCCGGCGCAGCGGCCCCAGGCCCTGTAGGTCCGATTGCGACCGAGAAACTTCGCGGTCCCGTTGGTGGCGCCAGCACCGGAGATGTTGGCGGAATGGAGGTTCAGCAGAGCATCGAACATGGTTACCGTCCCTTCGCGGATGGTGCCGGAGCAGGCTCCGGCTCGGGCTCGGGCCCCGGCCCCTGCGGGGCGCGAATGTCGTTCCCGAAGGGGACGACATCGGGTTCTGGGATGGGGGTCGGCGCTGCGACCTGCACCCGTCGGGTCGGATTCCTGACGGCGCCCGCACCCAGGTTCTCTGGGTGGTCCTTCTCGGGCTTGATGCCCCAGCGCAGCCAGCCCCATGTCGGATGGTAGAAGTCGGCCCCGGATGCTATCGCCTTGCCACGGGCCTCCTCGATCGAGGCCGGGTCGCTGGCGATCGGCAGCACCACGGGATACGGGAGCTGCTCCTCGTCGTAGGCGATGAGCATGCCCTTGAGCTCCGCCTTCGGGTCGCTGGGGTCGTATTCGGGGTTCCGGACACGGATGCGGTGCCGCTTGTAGCGGCCGTCCGTGTCCTGGAACACGCCGAGCTTCTCGAGGTACGCAGGGTCGATCATTGGCTCACTCCGTCATCAGGCCGCAGGCAGGATGCCGCGCAGTCTGGCGGCACACCTGGGCGACTTCACCATCAAGCCAGGATACACCTCGATCCGCCCCAGGATGCCTGGCGGGTTGCCGGTGCCAGACGCGGTCGTCTCGCCGACCTCGCGGACCGAGACCAGCGGGTCGCCATCGCCGCCCGAGATCAGCCCGCAGACGCCCATCTGCTCGTCGAAGATGACGGCGTACATCGAGGCCGTGTCGGCCGTCCCGTCGCCTGGGTCCTCGTCAGCTGCCAGCAGTGTCGACGCATCCCAGCCGTCCTCGACGATGTGAATAGGAGCGCCTGCGTACCGCTCGATGACCGCGCCCGACTCGTTCACGCTCGAGTAGGTGATGTTCACGCTGTTGCCCTGCGCCAGGGCCAGGTTGGTCAGCTTCCGGCGGACCGCCTTGCTACAGAAGATGTGCGGCTGCCCAATGCTCAGGTCGAGCGCGTCGAGCATCTGGTCGACGAACCCGAGCGTGAGCGCGCCGCCCGCGGTCGCGACGTTGATGACCTGGTTCCCTGTCAGCCGGCGCCGCAGCCCTGGCATCTCCGACGGGTTGACGAGGTCGTCGCCCTCGAAGTAGGCCCGTTCCAGCTCCCTCGCCAGTGCCCGTGCCTTGAGGTCATACTGCTCGGCCTTGAGGTCGAGCGCATCGCCGCCGGTGCGCTGGTTCCGCAACAGGGCGTTATCCAGAAAGACGTCGCCGCCGACGATCATGGTTGACTCGATCCTGGGGGCGATGACGCCCGTGGACTCGAGGTAGCCCTGGTTGACGTCACGCCATTGGACCCCAGACGCGACTTCCTCGACGCGGTACTTGTAGGTGGTCCCCTTGATGGTCTTCTGCGGAAGAAGGCTGATGAAATCGCTCGTGAGCTTGAACCGCTCGATGACGCCGCGCTCGTAGGCGTCGGACGACATCACGGCCAGGTCGGCGAGGGTACCTGCCACTGTGCTGCTCCTGTCAGGCCGGCGACTCAGGCCCGGCCGTTCGGTCCGTTGCGTCGTCCACCGGCAGCAGCGGTGGCTTCCTGGCGACGAGCTCCTGCCTTGAACCACTCCAGCGGCGAGGCACCATCCGCTGGCATCCCGTCGCCCGATCCGTCGGAGGAGCCACCCAGCGTGGGCGAGGCCGCGGCGGCGCCGCGCGTGCGGAGGCCTCTCAGCTCGGCCTGGAGCTCCTTGATGGTGTTGGCCTGCTCTTTTTTGACCCGGGCCTCGGTGACCGAGACCGCGTGGTCGAGCAGCTCGGGCAGCGGCGCGTCGTAGGCGACCGCCTTGTCCAGCCCGTACCGCTCGACGCGGTCAGAGACCGCCCGAGCCAGGGTCGTCTTGTGGGCGCGGTCGGTCATCTCCCAGAGGTCGGCCGCGTGCTCCCGCCAGGCCAGCATCGAGGAGAGCTTCTCGTCGTCCTCGTACGACAGGACCTCGCCGCGCATCCGTTTATTGGAGAGCTGGGCGAACTCCTGGTCGTCGCCGATCCTCGAGAGCGCCGCCCGTCTC